ATGGATGAGCAATACAGCGGATCACGCAACGCGGGCAGGCCGATGTTACTAGAGGGCGGGCTTGACTGGAAGCAGATGGGCCTAAGCCCGACAGACATGGGCATTGTTGACGGAAAGAATAGCGCAGCGCGTGATATTGCGCTGGGCTTTGGGGTTCCGCCACAGCTTTTGGGCATTCCTGGCGATAACACATACAGCAATTACCAAGAGGCGCGGCTTGCGTTCTGGGAAGATACGGTCATTCCGCTTGTGGACATGATTGCGGCGGATTGGTCGGCAACGATTGGCGATGGCGCTGAAATCCGGGCCGACTATGATCAGGTTCCGGCCATTGTAGACAAGAAGGCGCAGCAATGGGAAATGGCCGACCGGGCTACAGACCTGACCATAAACGAGCGCCGCGCAATGAAGGGGTACGAGCCTATCGAGGGCGGGGATGTGTTGCTGGTCAATTCGTCGCAGATCAGCCTGAGCATGGCGACCGAGCCGCTACCGCCCATGATGGACGTAACCCCGCAATTGACTGCGGACGACATGAAGGCATTGGCCTACGGGCTAGATATGGAGAATAAGAATGGCGAGTAATCCTTTCACGGGCGCGGGTGGCAACCTTACCGGGCTGGCAAAAGACATTGTTCCAGTAACGCCGGACGATGATGCGGACATTGAGACTGGCACGATTGCTATCGGCATCACTTGCAAGGGCGCGGCGGGTGACGTGGTGATCGTCACGGCGGCTGGTAACGAGCGCACCTATCCGATCGCGCTTGGTGACATTCTGCCTGTGGGTATCAGCCGGGTAAAGGCAACCGGGACTACCGCGACAGGCATCTGGGCATTCATTGCCTAATGCCTCGCAGGCTCATTGACCAAAACCCGCGCCGGGAACAGCGGCGGCAGGCTATCTTGCTGGACAGGCTGGAGGCATCATTCCAGCCGCGCATCAGGGCGGAACTGGACCGGGCTGCGCGTGAAATGATCCGGGTGTTTGAACTCACGGGATCGGTTCCGCTTTTGCCGGATCACCACGAGAGGCTTGCGGACATTTACCGCGCAATGGCCGTTGCGTCGATTGTCGCATTTGGCAAGCGGGTTGAGGCTCAAGGCAAGGCGTCTGGCATGTTGCTGGAGCGTAAGGACTTCGCGGCGGTGCTTACCGAGTTTGCGTTTCGTTACATCGCGGGGGAGGCCATTCGGCGGCGGATTGCGGCTGTTGCGGAAACCACTCGCAGCCAGATTATCAGAGCGGTTGCGAAGGGCTTTGCGGATGGCTTGGGGCAGTCAGGCGTTGCGGGATATGTCCGCGACCTTGTGCCTAGCTTTTCGTTTGCCAGATCGGCGCTGATAGCCCGCACGGAAACCCACGGGGCCGCGAATTATGGGGCCAATGTTGCGGCGAAAGAAACGGGACTTGACCTAAAGCGAGAATGGATCAGCGCAGAGGATGAGCGGACGCGGGAAAGCCACGCGATTGCAAACGGGCAAATCGTCGGCATGGATCAGCCGTTTGACATTGGCGGATCGGCGCTATCGTTTCCGGGCGACCCGGCTGGACCCGCTGCCGAAACAATAAATTGTCGCTGTGTGATCGGGTTTATCACGCAGGACTAGACCCCTTTGCGCTTTGCCGCGCGTGATGTTATAACGTAACACAAAGCAAGCGGGGATGCGGCATGGCCGAACAAATGCAACGCAAGGCGGTAGCCTTTGAACTCAAAAAGGAGCCGGATCAAGATGGCGTCTTTGAGGGGTATCTATCCGTCTTTGGTAACGTCGATCAAGGCATGGATATTGTCGAGCGCGGCGCGTTTGCAAAGTCCATCGGGTCCGGGCGCAAGGTAAAGCTCCTCTGGCAGCACGATCCGCTACAGCCAATCGGCGTCTGGGATGAATTGCAGGAAGATCAGCGCGGCCTTTATGGCAAGGGGCGTCTGTCCAAGGATGTTGAAAAGGGCCGGGAGGCCATGGCGCTTCTGCGCATGGGCGCAATGGATGGCATCAGCATCGGCTATCGCACAGTCCAGGCCACAGAGGAAGGCGGCGGGCGCATTCGGAAATTGATCGAGGTTGACCTATTCGAGGCGTCCCTTGTCACTTTCCCGATGAATGAACTGGCCACGGTGACGGATGTTAAATCCATTGCCACGGAACGAGATTTTGAGGCTTTCCTGCGGGATGCAGGGTTCAGCCGCAAAGAGGCCGCGCGCATTGCGTTGCACGGCTTCAAAGCAGGCACAGGGCAGCGGGATGCTGGGCTTGATGATGCTGTGAGCGAAGGCGCTAAGGCGCTTTTTGAGCAAATCAGACAGCTACAGGAGAAAACCAATGTCTGAAGATCAATTTGACGTAAAGGCCGCGACCAAGGCCCTTGAGGATGTCAACAAAGCGTTTGACGCCTTCACCAAAAAGACCGACCAGCAATTCGAAGAACTTCGCAAGAACGGCGTGGCCGACCCGATTATCACGGAAGAGGTCGCGAAGATCCGCGAGGAAGTGAAGGCCAATCAAGCCATTCTCACGGAATACGCGCTTGCGCAGAAGCGTTCTGAGCGGGTTGTCACAGATGCAACTGGCAATGCCGTTGACCTGGACCAGAAGGCCTTTGAATGGGCCGACAAGCTGGCGAAAAAGCGCGGTGAGCGGGCGACCAAGTACACCGCGAAGGAATTGGCCGAATATTCGCAAGTGTTCGTGAAAATGATGCGCCGTGGTGAGCAGGCTCTTTCTGCTGAAGAATACAAAGCATTGTCTGTCGGTTCTGATGCCGATGGCGGCTATGCTGTCATGCCTGATCTGTCAGGCCGGATGATCAAGCAGGAATACACCACTTCGCCTATGCGCGCCTATGCGTCTGTGCAAGTCATCGGCACGGATGCTCTGAAGGGCGTCTATGACAATGACGAAGCCGAAATCTTCTGGGAAGGCGAAACGGAAACGCCGCAGGTTGGCGCTACGCCGCAGCTTGGCGAATGGCGCATCCCGGTTCGGGAAATGCGGACGCTTCTCAAGGCCACCCAGCAAAGCCTTGACGATGCTTCGATTGACTTGGAGGCATGGCTTGCGACCAAGGGCCGCGAGAAGATGGGCCGGGCCGAAAATGCCACATTCGTCAGCGGCGATGGCGTCGGTCGGCCTCGTGGGTTCCTGACCTATCCTGACGGGTCTGACCTGACAAACTCGGTCAAGCGGTTCTTTACGGGTGTTTCGGGCGACTTCGCCGCCGCGCCTGCTGGCGTTGACAAGCTTCGGTTGATGATGGCTGACCTGAAGCCTGCATATCGCGGCAACTCCAATTGGTTCATGAACCGCACCACTGAGGGCGAAGTCATGGTGCTGAAGGATAGCGATGGCCGCCCGCTTTGGCAGCCTTCGACTTCTGCTGGTACACCGTCGAGCCTGATGGGCCGCAGCGTGGCAATCTTTGACGATATGCCGAACACCGATGCGGGCGCTCTGGCGATTGCCTATGGCGACATGCGCGCGGCCTACCAGATCGTTGACCGTGAGAGCGTTTCCATTCTGCGCGATCCGTTCATGTACAAGCCATTCGTGGGCTTCTACATGCGCAAGCGCGTAGGCGGCGATCTCGTCAACGGCGAGGCTCTCAAGCTTCTGTCGTTCTCGGCATCCTAATCATCGGCGGGGCTGTAGTGGCCCCGCTGTTTTCTTGGCGGTGATCCTGCCGCCAATCAACACGCTGAAGGAGTATATCAAATGCGTGATCTTGTTTCTAACTCTCAGGTTGTCCACTTGGGCAACGTCACTGTTTCAGGCACCACGCCTGCGGTTTCGTCCTATGTTGACATTCTGGGCTTTGATGGCGCAACCATCGTTGTCGTGAATAACACTGTCACCGATGCTGGCACGACTGCCGGGTACACAATCACCCTGCAGGAAAGCGAAGATACGGCGGCGGCTTCTGCGGCAACCGTGGCGACCACTGAGACGGTCAACGGCGCAAACACCATCGCTGTCACGTCTGACAGCGCGGACAATACCGTTGCAGGCAAGTTTGGCTACCTCGGCAACGCCCGCTATGCAGGTATCACCGTGACTGGCACCACTGGATCGGATGCTGATATTTCGGTATTCGCCATTCTCGGCAAGCCTCATCGTGGGCCGACCAGGTTCATCGGCACGGCTGTGGCGCGCACCTGATCTTAGCGATGGGCCGGGAAACTGGCCCATTTCATAAGCTCAGGAGGACACATGCAAGCGAAAATCACACATCCGCAAGGCTACCGCTGCGCACCTAACGGGGCGCGGGTGGTGGTATTTGCCTTTGGTGACATTGTGACCGGGCAAGTCGCGCTTTGGGCGCTGGACGAAAAGGCGGCAATTCCGTTCAATCCCGTGCAAGAGACGAAAGTCATTGCCGCGCCTGAGACTAAAGGAAGGCGGGGGCGCAAATGAGCCTGCACCCGACAATCACTTTCACGCGGTATCGTGGCCATGCGGTGGAAACTGCCCCGGCGGTTGAGCCTCTCACGGCGGACGAATTGCGCGCCTATCTGGTGGAAACCGAGGCCGCTTTGCCTGACAGTGAGGCTAATGACTACATCAAGGAAGCCCGCAACCTGATCGAGGAGATGACGGGCCTTGCGCTTATCACGCAGGAATGGCGAATGGCGCTGGACGCTTGGCCGTATCTTCGCGGCGAATGGTGGTCCGGGGTTCGTGAAGGGTCGATTGCGGAACTGCACGGCAAACCCGCGCAAGTGATCCTGCCGCGCTATCCATTGCAGGCGATTGACAGCGTGACGGTATACGACACAGACGGGACGGGAACGGCTGTAACGGTTGCCAGTGTCTTTGATGTTGACACATATCAAAAGCCGGGGCGGATGGCGCTGAAATCCGGGGCGACATGGCCCGTTGCAATGCGCGAAATCAACGCAATTGAGATTGTTTACACCGCCGGGTTCGGTGATACGGATACGGCTGTTCCGCCTGTGCTCAAACGGGCTGTCAAACAGATTGCGGCCTATCTCTACACTCACAAGGGCGATGATTGCGGGGCAGATGATGCGCTTGCGGCGGCTGGTTCATTGCTGGACGCTTACAGGGTGAAGAGGCTCTAGGTGCAGACGTTGCAATTTGATCTTGTTTCATCGTCTTGGACCGAAATACTTGACGGGAACAATTCGCTTGCAATCCAGCTTGCCACCGCAAGCAACATCCGTTTGCATTTCAGCAATAGCGGAACTGCACCAGACATTGATGCGGCGTCAATTTTAGTCGAGAGCTTTCCGCCGCGATGGGATTTTGAGTGCCAAAGCCAAGTCGGGCAGGCTCGCGTTTGGGCGCGGGCCGATGACTACCCAGCTTCTATCGTCGTCGTTCGGAGGACCGCATGAAATGCTGCCAATATAGCGCCGGGATGTTGCGTCACGCTGTTTCGTTTGAGCGGGAAACGCTCACGGCTGACGGGTCTGGCGGCACGTCAAGCACATGGGCCGCGATCACGTTTGCACCCACGCGCGGGAGCATGTCGGCTGTGTCGGGCGGGGAGCGGTTTGCATCGGCCAGGACTGAGGCAACGGTACGGTATCGGCTTGTGGTGCGATACTTCAGCGGGCTTCTGCCGCGTGATCGGGTGGTGTTTGAGGGGGCGGCGTACCAGATCCGATTTATCAACAACGTCGAGTTTGCAAACAAATGGCTTGTGATCGATCTGGATGGGGGCGTTGCAACGTGAAAATCCAGATCAGCGCTAAGCCTCTGACCGACTTCCTCGCCTTGATTGAGCATAGCGGCGAATTGCCGGATCATGTCAACCTGAGCCGAACGGGCTTGATTGATGTAATCCGCGACGATTGCACAATCTGGATTTGCCCTAGCGCGCGATTGATGGCGATGTTTCCCGGCATTGGGGGCGCGGGAGAATGAGCGCGATCACGATTGATGTGCAAGGGGTGCAAGGGGTGCAGGCTGCGCTTGCGGCCTTCGGGGCCAAGGCTGAGGCTGGTATTGCCAAGGCGATCACGGCAACCGCTCTGGACATCAATACGGATG